CTAGAACATTGTTTTGAGTTTTTCTGCGAATGCTGTTTGAGATTCGCGCTCCTGTTTCTTTTTGGTGTAGTCATACACCTTCTTCATGATATCAGAGCCTGCTCTCCATCCTCCGAGCTTCTCCACGTATGCATCTCCCATTATCTCTCTCGCTGTCGATGCGAAGTAGTGGCGAATCTTATGCAGGCTGAAAGGCTCTATCTCAAGCTTCTCCTGAACACGATGCAGGTAAGCATTAATCTGATTCGGAGAGTACGGATAAACCTCACCTTCAGGAAGCTGCCTGATCAGATCGGCGACATAGGGAGTGATTATTACATCTCTGGTGGAGTCTGTCGTCTTTGTGGTTTTGATGATGAAATTGCCATCACGGTCTCTGACTTTTGCTTTATTAACCGTAATAATGTTATTTTTGTTCAGGTCCTTAGTCAGTAAGGCGCATATCTCAGAACGGCGTAGGCCAAACACAGCGAGCCATAGAGGCACTTCATAACGGCTGCCTTTTGCGTAGTCCAGTATTCGCTTGATATCATCGTCTTCGGGAACGTAGAAGGATTGTTTTACCTTCTGAGGGAGTGAGATAGTAGACAGGTTCAGATTAGGTCTGACAGAATGGATTACAACGCTTATAAATGCGCTGAAATTACGCACAGATTTGGCGCTGTGACCGCTTGAATAATCGTTGATGCATAATTGCACGTCCTGAGCAGTAAGCACCGAAATAGCCTTTCTCTTGAAGTCCAGAGGGGTATTCCTCATCATGGAGTCATATCCTCTGAGGGTCGCAGGAGACAGAATCTTATTCTTTGAGTTGATGTATTTTTCAGCAGCAGTCTCGTAGGTGATTCCGACGCAATCATCCGGTTCAGACTCTATGAGAGTCCAGATCATACGCTCAGCGTTTGCTTTAGATGGTTTCTGATTGACGTTAAGGCGGTAACGTCTGCCCTGGTAGAATTTGGAAATCCGCCATGTTGACGGCCCAGTTTTTTCGATTGTAGCCATGATATTCTCCTTTATTTGTGGCGGAGCATCATGCTATAATGACCCTTGTAGAGAGGAAGTCATTTATTACGATGCTCCTTATTTTGAGTCTCTGGCTTTGGCGAGCCGGAGGCTCTTTTTGTTACTTAGGTTAAAAGTTGAGTTGATTTACGGATGGGCTTAGTTGGCGCTTAGCCGGTATCCGTAACCGCTCATATAATTAATATGCGCGATGCGGGTTAAAAGTCAAACAAAAGTTTGAAAAAATTTTCAGTTTATTTAGTTATCTTTATAACAATAAAGCTGAACTTCACAGTAAAAAATATAGTCGTCTCTCTTAGGCATCTCGCCAATCTTAGTGATATGTCCAATAATGTGATAATTATCGTATAGATCTTTTACCTTCTTTACTAGCTTAGCAGGGACTACCGCGAAATCTGCATTCATCCCATCATGTATCAATGCAAATGCAGGCTTACCTTCCCATTCGTATTCAGTCAGATGGAAAGTATCACCTACTCCCGATCGTTCCAGTACTTCTTGGCGTTCATATATATCGGAGTACAAGCAGTCAAACGTAGAGCCGACAGGCTTAAACGAAAATGTCATATCCGGCTGTCTGACCTGGACGGGCTTAGGTGGTGGAGCAATAGCCGAATTAATCTGCATCGGCTCCGGCTTCTTTATTTTCTTTTTTAGGAATATTCCTAAACCAAAAGCCACAAAGCCCATCAATATTACAAGATATCCCCGCGCATCATTATAGTTTGCGAGTGCCGCGAATCCTCCCCATGTTAAAATAGCAGCTAAGACATAACAGAAAATATGCATGATAACCTCCTACCAACAATGTTAATTTGCGTCGGGGAATCGATCATCTTTTGGGTGGAAGAATTCGTCTATCTTTAATATCCTTTTAACCATTTCCCTGGTGGTTTCATCAGCTTTTTTATAAGCTTCGGTCAACGCTATTAATTCTCTTTTGAGCAACTGCTCATTTGGCATTTGTGGTGGGTTCATTAATTCAAATACGTTGAAACCTAGTATTCTAGCTAACTCATAAGCTTGCCCCATGTTGGGCTCGCTTCGACCTGTTTCCCATGAGCTAATTGATTTGGCAGATAGGTCTAACAGCTCACCTAATTCTTTTTGAGTCATACCATGTTCTTTTCTATAATTTGCTATGAGTTGCCCTCTTTGCATACTTCTTATGTTCATTCTCAGATTCCTCCTCTATCTAAGATTCTAACATAAAAACCTAAGAAATGAAGAAAAAAATATAAAACATAGTTGACGAATGAAAAAAATAGGTCTAAGATTCTAATCGTGAGAGCAAGAATATAAGACTCAAATAGAAAGGAGGACATACAGAATGGAAAGGCTCACACCGATGCAGTGGCGAAAAGCCAAGAGCAAAACAATCATCGACTGTGCTAACGCTCTCAATGTGTCACCGATGACGTGGCGCAAATGGGAGCAAATGCCTAGTTTGATACCTATAGGCAAAGCAGATGAATTTTGCCGTTTTCTCGAGTTGGACCGAGAGACGGTTTGCTTTTTACCCTAAAGTCTAAAAATCTAATATCATAAGAGGTAAATATAAGACAAGGAGACGGCATGATTGATTATCAAGAATTTTTAAATCACAAGCGATTCGTGCTAGAGTCCAGCGGATTCGATATTGACAAATCAGAACTGAATCCAATGCTATATGACTTTCAGCGGGATATCGTCAGATGGGCATTGAAAAAAGGCAAGGCATGTATCTTTGCGGATTGTGGCCTTGGGAAAACAGCAATGCAGCTTTCATGGGCCCATCAGGTGAACATTCACACAAACAGACCTGTGTTGATAGTTTCACCGCTGGCAGTAGCAGAGCAGACAAAAAGAGAGGGCGATAAGTTTGGATACATATCAAGAGTATGTGCGACTCAGGAAGAGTGCATAAACGGCATCAATATTACAAACTACGAAAAGCTTGATCACTTTGTTGCTAACGAGTTCGCGGGAATCGTACTGGATGAATCATCCATCTTAAAGAGCTACTCAGGAAAGCTCAGAAATGACATCATAAATCATTTTCATGATGTTCCTTACAAACTGGCATGCACGGCTACACCGGCACCGAATGATTACATGGAATTAGGGAATCACGCAGAATTCTGTGGAGTCATGACAAGAGCCGAAATGTTATCAATGTTCTTTGTTCATGATGGAGGTCAGACATCCAAATGGAGATTAAAAGGGCATGCGCAGGATGTGTTCTGGCAGTGGCTTGCAAGCTTCTCAGTATTTGTTGATAACCCTCAGAACATCGGATACCACGCAGAAGGCTATGATCTTCCAGAACTGAGGATACATGAGATATGCGTCGATGGTGAGCCAATTAATGAAACATTGAGCCTCACAGAGCGGCGAGATGCAAGACGCGAATCACTCGATCTCAGATGTAAAGCAGCAGCAGAACTTGTGAATAACTCAGATGAACAGTGGCTTGTATGGTGCGACTTAAACAATGAATCCGAGAAGCTTCATGAATTGATAAATGAATCAGTGGAAGTTAAAGGTTCTGACAATGACGCACATCGAACCGATGCGATGCTCGGTTTTTCCGAGAGCAAATATAAATCGCTTGTCACAAAGCCATCTATAGCCGGATTTGGTATGAACTGGCAGAACTGCCACAACATGATATTCACAGGACTTTCAGACAGCTTTGAACAATACTATCAGGCAGTCCGTAGATGCTGGAGATTCGGGCAGAGTAAGCCCGTGGATGTTTACATCATCATTTCAGCTAAAGAAGGATGCGTAAAGCAGAACATCGAGCGCAAGCAAAGCGATTTTGCATTTATGCAGTCTGAAATGACTAAGTACACAAAAGAGATAACCAAGAAGGAATTAAAAAGTACATGCAGACTTTCAGCACCTTATGATGCAAAAAAAGAAATGATTCTGCCGAAATGGAGCGCATTATATGCAAGTTGATGTAATAGATCAGGTAGTTAGAAATCAGTATGCCGCATACAACGGCGATAGCTGTGAACTTATCAAAGGGTTGCCGGATAACAGCATTCATTACACGCTGTTCAGCCCCCCCTTCGCATCACTCTATACATATTCCAACAGTGACAGGGATATGGGCAATAGCAAGGGCGATGATGAGTTTTATGAGCATTTTAAGTATTTGGCAACGGAATTATACAGAGTTACAAAGCCGGGGCGACTTCTCAGCTTCCATTGTATGGATCTTCCAAAGATGAAAGAGCGAGACGGCGTTATAGGGCTTAAAGATTTTCCGGCAATCATTAGACAGGTATTTGAGGATTGCGGTTTTATCTATCATTCGAGAGTCACAATCTGGAAGAATCCCGTAACAGAGATGCAAAGAACTAAGGCACTTGGGCTACTTCATAAACAGATCCGCAAAGATTCGACGATGTGCCGTCAGGGTATCCCCGATTACATTCTGACAATGAGGAAGCCAGGAGAGAATGAAGAAAAAGTATCACACACTCATGAATCGTTTCCTGTTGATGTTTGGCAGAATTACGCATCACCTGTGTGGATGGATATAAGACAGTCAAATACCCTACAGAAGAAGTCAGCAAGAGAGGATAAGGATGAGCGCCATATATGCCCGCTGCAGCTTGATGTGATTCAGAGATGCATCGAGTTATGGACCAACAAAGGCGATATAGTTCTTGATCCGTTCGGTGGCATTGGTTCAGTTCCATATGTGGCTGTAACGATGGGGCGTTTGGGTATCGGCTTTGAATTAAAGCCTAGTTACTACAATCAGATGAAAGAGAACTTAAAAGCTGCATCAGAATCCGTATACATGGATTGTCCTGTTGGCCAGATGAACATCTTTGATTTTTTAAAGGATGAGGACATAGAAAAAATAGCACAGTAAACAATCCTCAGTCATTCCGTCGGTGCATTCCGCCGACCTACTACAACCTTAAGAAATTCCTGATTAAACATTTTATCTCCTTCAAGCAAACATACATGAATGAAACCGTAACTCGGTAGGCCGGAGGAGTGCATAGGCGGAGTGGCAAAGGGAAAATAAGAAAGGAGAGTGCCGTGAGCAAGATCAATTCAAACAAAGGGGCAGAGACGCTCAAGAATACCCTGATAAAGTGCGGTGCTGATAAAGGCTTATACAGCATATCGGCGATAGGACGGTATCTCGGATATAACGAAAAACTGTTTCGCAATCGCGTAAATGCTCAGAGCTTCGACCTGTTAGAGCTAAGGGACCTGTTCCGGCGATTGCAGTGCAAAGATGAGGAAATTTTAGAAGTAGTCAAATGTTGGTAGAGGGGCAAATTAATGGGGACTAAGCAACAATATTACAAAAGACGTATCAGACGGTGGATATCCCGCCATTACAAAGGTCTGTCAGACCTGCTCAGCATATTCCTGTTTCTTTTGGGCGCAGCACTCACATCTCTGGGAGTGATATTTGCCCTATGTGCTGAGAGTTATTCCATCACTTTTTTAGCTTTTGGATTTGGACTCGTATATGTAGCGTGCGACCTGCACAGATATGGGAGGGAGTAAGACATGGATGAGAGATTAGCAAAGCCGATCGCATCTCATTATTTCGATTGCAGGCGATACATGAAGCAGGGCGATTCAGTTGAATATTACATTGATGCCAAGGAAGCAGATATTTTCAATGGCATCGCCAAGGTAAAGAAGGCCTATGAGCAGTTTGTAATCCTTGCAGGGAGGCATACTGATATCACGGTCAACAGATGGGATATAGAGTCTGTAAATGGTAAGGAAGTAACAGGTGGATGTTTTAAAAATCTGCCAAGTTTGTTTCAGAGAGGAATGAGAGAGCATGGAAGGGTTAAGTGAGTTTACATCAGTTTACACATTGAAGCTTGATATATCCGTCAATGCCAGAAACCTTGATGAAGCAATCATCATAAACAATGCCAGGATGCACGATCTGCGGAATGCACTGCTGCATATATTGGCGGACGGAGTAAATATACTGTCTGAAAATACGGAACCAACAAAATGAGCCCGACGTAGCGCCAACTACATCAGACTCGAATAGATGCGAATTTCACCCTCGCATCTCCATTATACAAAAGGAGTTAAAAAATGAAAATCAATAAGTTAGAAATCGAAAACGTTAAGCGCGTCAAGGCCGTAAAGATGGAGCCTACAGCGAACGGGCTCACCATCATCGGAGGTAATAACAATCAGGGCAAGACCTCTGTACTGGATGCAATCGCATGGGCATTAGGTGGCAACTCCTTCAAGCCTACATCGCCACAGCGTGAAGGTTCAGTGATTCCACCATATATCTCAGTAACCATGGACAATGGTCTTGTAGTAGAGCGCAAGGGCAAGAACTCAGACCTTAAAGTCACAGATCCAAGCGGTCAGAAGGCAGGACAGCAGCTCCTTGATTCATTCGTGGAAAAGCTGGCTCTTAACCTCCCGAAATTTATGGAAGCATCGGATTCCGAGAAAGCGAAGACACTCCTTAACATCATCGGAGTAGGTCCAAAGCTGACAGAGCTGGAGCAGAAGGAACAGCAGATTTATAACGAGAGGCTCATGACAGGGCGAATCGCCGACCAGAAGAAGAAATACGCGGATGAACAGACATACTATCCTGACGTGCCTAAAGACATCGTTTCTGCGTCCGATCTGATTCAGAAACAGCAGGATATCCTCGCAAGGAATGCGCAGAGGCAGAACTGGAAGCGAGAATATGACTCACTTCTTTCGGAGCTTGATTCTATCGAGTCACAGATTGAGAAGCTTAAGCAGGAGCAGAGAGAAGTATCCGAAAAATTAAAGGCTGCCGAAAAGACTCCGGCAGAAATGCAGATGGAGACCACGGAAGAACTTGAAAGGAATATCGCAGAGATTGATGAGATCAATCGGAAAGTAAGGGCAAACCTCGATAAGGACAAGGCAGAAGAGGATGCAAGGCTTTATGCGGGCAAGTATGACAGCTTATCAGCTGAGCTTGAAAAGGTAAGGAAAGAGAAAAAGGACCTTTTAAACAATGCCGACCTGCCACTTGATGAATTATCAGTATCAGATGGGAAACTCCTCTATAAAGGTCAGCAGTGGGATAACATGTCCGGTTCTGACCGTTTAAGAGTCGCTACAGCAATCGTAAGAAAACTCAACCCTAACTGCTCATTCGTGCTTGTAGACAAGCTTGAGCAGATGGATATGGACACCATCAATGAGTTTGGTAAGTGGTGCGAGAATGAAGGATTACAGGTCATCGCCACCAAGGTATCTACCGGGGAAGAGTGTTCAATCATTATCCAGGACGGATATGGAGAGCAGAAACAGGCACCTGCGGCACCTCAGAAGAAGTGGGAAGCAGGCACATTCTAAATATAAAGGAGTAAGACATGGAGATTACAAAAGGCAAATTCATCAAACCTTATAAGGTCTGCATCTACGGACCCGAGGGAATAGGAAAGTCAACACTTGCGAGTATGTTCCCGGATGCAGTGTTCATAGATACGGAAGGATCCACTGACAGAATGGATGTTGCAAGACTTCCAAAGCCGTCATCATGGCAGGGAATACTCGAAGCGGTCAGATATGTAAAGAGCAATCCGACGTGCTGTAAGACTCTTGTTATTGATACAGCTGACTGGGCTGAAAAGTTCTGCTCGGAGCATATATGCGCTACCCGCAAAGTATCAGGCATAGAGGACTTCGGATATGGCAAGGGTTACACATATCTCAAAGAGGAATTTGGAAAGTTACTCAATGAGCTAACAGATCTGAGAGAGCTTGGCATCCATGTAGTTATCACGGCACATGCTCAGATGCGTAAATTTGAACAGCCGGATGAACTTGGAGCTTACGACAGATGGGAGCTTAAACTTTCAAAACAGTGTGCTCCGCTTGTGAAGGAATGGGCGGATATGATCCTGTTCTGCAACTATAAGACTATGGTTGTTAATGTTGATAATCAGGGCGCTCAGAAGGGTAAGAACAAAGCTCAGGGCGGAAGAAGGGTCATGTACACACAGCATCATCCATGTTGGGATGCAAAGAACAGAGACGGGCTTCCTGAAGAGGTTGATATGGATTATGAGGTCATCCGTCCACTGATAGAGTCAAATACTCCTTCAGGTAAGACAGCTCAGACAATTCAGACACCTCCACCGGTAACAAAGGCTGAACCTGCACCGGTACAGAATAGCATGTATCCGGAGCCTAAGGAAAATCAGCAGATGGATATCATGGATTATCAGAAATCCATCAATATGCCTATAGAAGAGGTTCCTGAGGAAGTGCCCGATAAAAGCCCGATGGAAGAAGCATCTAAGGGCATCCCGGTATCTCGCTATTTATCAAATCCTGCAAACATTCCTCAGGCTTTGAAGGATCTCATGGAACAGAATGATGTTACTGAGCCTGAGATATCAGATGCAGCATTTTCCAAGGGATATTATCCGGAGAACACACTCATAGAAAACATGGACGCGGAATTTGTTTCAGGTTGGTGCGTAGGTTTCTGGCCACAAGTTTTTGAACTCATAAAGACAATCAGAGCAAATAATGCAGTCCCGTTTAATTAAATATAAAGGAGAAGAATTATTATGGAAAACAACGAAATGATGGCTTTGGACTGGGGTTCAGAGATTTCTAAGGAGTCTGAGTTTGAACTCCTGCCGGAGGGAACTTATGACTTCACCGTTACAGCAGTTGAAAGAGCAAGATATGCAGGCTCAGAGAAGATGAGTGCATGCCCTCAGGCAAATATCACGCTTAAGTGCAAGGATACAGCGACAGGCAAGGAGGGAAATGTATTTGATACTCTTTACCTTCATCAGAAATCTGAATGGAAGCTGTCAGAGTTTTTCACCAGTATCGGTCAGAAGAAGAAAGGTGAACCACTCAAGATGAACTGGAACTTAGTACCAGGCTCAACAGGAAAGGTCGAGATCACCGTCAACAAGTACAAGAACAAGGACGGACAGGATCGCGAGAATAACAGAGTCGGAAAATACCTGCCAAAGGAAAGCAGTAAGGCATTCGTGCCCGGTCAGTTCTGATGGGAGCTATAGCTTTAAGACCGTACCAGGAGGAAGCAAGGAGAAGTGTAGAGGATGCATGGTTAGCAGGCACTCGCAAAACTCTCCTTGTGCTCCCTACGGGGTGCGGTAAGACCATAGTATTCGCAAAGATAACAGAGGATATGGTAAGGCAGGGAAATCATGTTCTGATACTTGCCCACAGAGGTGAGCTTCTGGAACAGGCAGCCGACAAGATAAAGAAATCAACAGGCCTAGGATGTTCTGTAGAAAAAGCAGAAGAGACATGCTTAGGCCAGTGGTTCAAGGTTACAGTCGGCTCGGTTCAGTCCTTACAGCGTGAGTCAAGATTACAGAAGTTTTCGAAGGATTATTTCGATGTGATCATCATAGACGAAGCGCATCATGCCATATCAGACGGGTATCAAAGGGTTCTTAATTACTTCGATGATGCGAAAGTTTTAGGAGTAACAGCAACACCTGACAGAGGCGATATGAGAAACCTCGGAGAGTTCTTTGAAACGTTGGCTTATGAGTACACGCTTCCAAAGGCAATCAAGGAAGGATATCTATCACCTATCAAGGCGCTGACTATTCCTCTTAAACTCGACATCACGAGTGTAGGAATGCAGTCCGGAGATTTTGCGGCAGGCGAGATCGGCACTGCGCTCGACCCTTATCTCTATCAGATAGCGGATGAGATGGTCAATTATTGTTCAGAACGTAAGACAGTGGTCTTCTTGCCACTGATAAAAACATCACAGAAATTCGTAGAAATACTCAATGATAAAGGATTCAGGGCGGCAGAAGTTAATGGCCAGAGCGATGAACGCGAGACCATACTGAAAGACTTCGATGAAGGTAAATATAATGTCCTTTGCAACTCGATGCTTCTCACGGAAGGATGGGACTGTCCCACAGTTGACTGTGTTATCATCCTGCGGCCTACCAAGGTGAGAGGTCTGTACTGTCAGATGGTAGGAAGAGGCACAAGACTAGCGCCGGGCAAGAAGGAACTACTTCTCATAGATTTCCTGTGGCTCACTGAAAAGCATGAATTATGCCATCCGGCATCTCTTATATGTCAGGATGCAGAAGTGGCTCAGAAACTCACAGAGAACCTAGAGGAGAAGGCGGGCGTGGCTGTAGATCTTGAGGAAGCAGAGCAGACTGCGGCTGAGGATGTAGTGGCTCAGAGAGAAGCTTCTCTCGCAAAGCAGCTTGAAGAAATGAAGAGGCGCAAGAAGAAGCTTGTGGATCCATTACAGTTTGAGATGTCTATACAGGCGGAGGACCTTATGAACTACGTTCCCGCATTCGGATGGCAACAGGCTCCACCTTCAGACACTCAGATAAAGACTCTGGAGAAGCTCGGAATTAATCCTGATGATGTAGGTAATGCAGGAAAAGCAGACCTCATCCTTAACAGGCTGAATGCAAGACGTGATGCAGGACTTACTACGCCAAAACAGATAAGGTTCCTAGAGCAGAGAGGATTCAAGCATGTGGGCACATGGGAATTTGAATCTGCAAGAAAGCTCATAGACAGAATAGCAGCTAATGGATGGAGAATCCCTCAGGGAGTCAATCCGGCTACTTATACACCAGCTAACAGCTCATCAGATAATTGGGGAGGATTCTTCTGATGCAAGGATACGATTTAAGAGAAATGCTCAAATACATAAATCCATCTAGCCTTGATTACTCCGAATGGGTGCAGGTGGGTATGGCGCTAAAACAGGAAGGCCTTACAGCCTATGACTGGGATGTATGGAGCAGAGAAGACACAAGATACAAAGCCGGAGAGTGTTTCAGAAAATGGGACACATTCAAAAATGAGAACGGTGGTGCACCTGTAACGGGTGGCACCATCGTTGAAATGGCAAAGAGATTCGGATTCGTTCCGCCTCACAGTACTGTTGACGGCGGACATGAGCTCAGTTGGGATTCAGTCATCCAGAAGGATGATCTTGTGGTAGTTGATGTGGCATGGCTCGATGAAAAAGAAGTAGTGGAGCCGAGCGACTCAGCATGGAGGCCTGTGCAGGATCTTATCACTTATCTCGAAACACTGTTTCAAGGCACTGAAAATGTCGGATACGTAACAGATGTTTATGAGAATGAAGACCGGCTGAGTCCCAAGAAGGGAAACTGGGACAGAACCGCGGGACAGCTCATAGAAGAGCTCAGACGTTGCGAAGGCGATATAGGAAGAGTTATAGGTGACGCCAACAAAAAAGCGGGAGCATGGATAAGGTTCAATCCTCTGGATGGTAACGGCGTGAAAAATGACAACGTCACAGATTACAGATATGCGCTTGTGGAGTCGGACAATCTCCCGATAGGCAAGCAGAACGCTATCCTCCGTGAGTTGGAGCTTCCTATAGCTGCCATGGTCTACTCAGGAAAGAAATCAGTACATGCGATTGTAAAGATAGAAGCGGGCGATTATGCGGAGTATAGAAAGCGTGTTGAATATCTTTACAAGATATGCGAGAAAAACGGGCTCAAACCGGATACTCAAAACAAAAATCCATCGAGACTATCAAGAATGCCGGGAGTCATGAGAGACGGGCATAAGCAGTTTCTTATGGGCACCAATATCGGGAAGTCTTCATGGACAGAGTGGAAGGAATGGATAGAGGCAGTCAATGACGACCTTCCGGATCCTAAGGACCTTAACGATGTATGGAACAATCTCCCTGACCTGTCTCCCGAACTTATCAAAGGAGTACTCAGAGAAGGGCACAAAATGCTGCTTGCAGGACCGTCTAAGGCGGGTAAATCATTCGCATTGATAGAATTGTGCATTGCAATAGCAGAAGGGCGTAAATGGCTCGGATTTGAATGCGAGCAGGGCAGAGTTTTATATGTGAATCTGGAGCTTGATGAAAACTCATGTTTCCATAGATTTCACGATGTTTACAAGGCTCTGGGATACGCTCCAAACAACATATCGAACATTGATATATGGAACCTGAGAGGCAAGTCAGTCCCGATGGATAAGCTGGCACCAAAGCTTATTAGAAGGGCTGAAAAGAAGAATTACATCGCCGTAATCATCGACCCTATATACAAGGTCATAACAGGAGACGAAAACAGCGCTGATCAGATGGCTGCCTTCTGTAACCAGTTCGACAAGATATGTACTGAACTGAAAGCAGCTACAATCTACTGTCACCATCACTCAAAAGGCGCTCAGGGCGGTAAGAAGTCCATGGACAGGGCATCGGGTTCCGGAGTATTTGCAAGAGACCCCGACGCGCTCCTTGATCTCACGGAATTGGAGTTGACAGACTCCATCAAGAAGAATGAAGAAAACAAGGCACGCATCAGAGGAGTAGAAAAGGCGCTTAACAAATATCATCAGGGATGGCAGAACGAAGTAGGCCAGGACGACCGTCTGAGTGCATCCGCTATGCAGGATTACGCGACAGGTAAGCTCACATACACTCAGATATCCGACATGATGGAATACATATCAGAAGAGGTTGAGAGCCGTAAGAGTGTCACAGCATGGCGCATAGAAGGCACGCTCCGAGAGTTCGCATCCTTCAAGCCGCTTAATCTATGGTTTGATTATCCTATTCACAGGGATGATGAGGCAGGAGTACTTGCTGACATCAAGCTGGATGACGGCAATCCATGGAGTAAGGGTAAGAAACCATGGGGCGAAAAAAAGAGCGCCAAAGAGAGGAACTCTGAGAAGCTTGAAGCATTCAAGGAAGCATTCGAGGAAGCCGAGGAAGATGGCGCTGCGGACATAGATGAGCTTGCGGACATCTTAGGAGTAACGGATAGAACAGTGCGGAATAGAGTTAATAAAGAGTACAAAAAGGACTTCATTATTGAGGATAACCTAGTCAAAAAGAAGTCAAAATAGCACTTATCTATCTAACCTGAGTTAGTGAAATTGAAAGACCGTCCTTTCATTTTCATTTTTCACTGAGTTAGTGAAATTGAAAGACCGTCCTTT